TAGGGACCTATCAGCAGATCGTGACGCTCGACGAGACCGACGGCGCCGGCGGCGTCCGGCCGCTCACGCCGCCGACGTGGTACTGCGCGCCGATCGCCGAGGGCGGCGGCCTGCTCACGCTGGTCGGGCACTATCACGCCGGCATCACCACGGCCGCGCGCGTCCACTTCCACGGCCGGACGTTTCACGTCGACGGCGTCCTCCATCGCAACGCCAAAGCGTTCCAGACCCAGATCACCTGTAAAGAAGTCTTCGAGTAATGGCGAAGCTCGCCGCGGTCAAGTGGGACGGGATGGACACGTTCAAACAGGAACTGCAACTACTTACGAGCGATCTCGTCCGCGAGGCCGAGGACATTCTCGTGACGTCGGCCCACGAGGCGGCCGACGCGGTGCGGGCGGCGTATCCGGTCCGCGAAGGTGGTCTCGTGCGCGGCGTGACGGTCGAACCGTCCCGCGGGCGGACGCTGGCCGGCGCCAAGGTCAAGAACCTCGCCCCCCATGCCGCGATTTACGAGGACGGCACGACGACGCGCGCGACCACGCAGGGGTACAACCGCGGCCGGATGCAGGGCACGCCGACCTTCCGGCCGATCACCCGCCGCTATCAGGACCAAGCCATTACGGCGGTCATCGATCGGATCCACGCGCACGGGGCGGCCGCCGTCTCGGGCGACCCCACCACCGACTAAGGAGAAACACACATGGCGATCAAGACCGGCAAATTTGGCAAGGTCAGTTGGGATCCGACGGGCGGGACGACGCTGGTCGAGATCATCTCGTTGAACGGCTGGACGCTCTCGGAAGAAACCGAGATGGAAGATGTCACCTGTTTCGGCGACACGAACAAGGTCTACGTGCCCGGCATGAAAGACCTGAAGGGCGACGTGAGTGGCTTCTGGAATAGCGCCGACCTCGCGCTGTGGAAGGCGGCCGACGCGGGCACGCCCGGCACGCTGAGCCTTGTCGTCAACAACACCGAGCCCGGGTTTAAGTGGCAGGGCCTCGCCTACATGAACGCGTCGATCGATGCGTCGCTCGCGGCCCCGACGGTCAAGGGCACCTGGGCGGCGGCGGCCTCGTGGACCGTGCCCGGCCAGATCCTCGCGACCGGCGCGACCGCCGGCCTCCCCGGCACGTTCACGCCGGCCGGCGCGACCCCGCCGGCCAATCTCGCCGCGATGACCGGGATCGTCGCGTCGCCCGCGACCAACTGGACGATCGGCCAGCACGTCGAGATGGGCAACGGCAGTGACTGCAACTGGAACGGCACGGCCTGGGTCGCCGGGATCCATCCGTAATGTTTGAGGAGTTGGAGGCGCACGGCGGCGAGGCGACGATCTCGTGGGCGTGGCACACCGCCGCCGTGTGCCGCACCTGGCGGATCCACAAATCGAAAAAGAGCGGGTGGTCGCTGGTCGCGACGGTCACGCGCGTCGATCCATTCAAGCTGCAGCAGCGTCCGCTGCTCTTTAATGTGCCGCGTAAAGGCGGGTACTGGTGCTGGCCGGTGAAGGCCGTGACGGTGATGGGCCAGCAGATCACCGCGGCCCTCGGGCCGATGGAGGCGTGATGAGTCGCTGTCGTGTCGTCGCCCCCGACGTCGTCCGCTTGCCGCTCTCCGACGGGGATTTCCTCGACGTCAAGAAAACCCTGAACGCGGGGGAGTATCGCAAGATGATCTACGACCAGTACAAGGACGCGCCCCCCGGGGAGAAGATCACCCTCGAACTCCGCAAGGTCGAAATGGTGAAGCTCCTAGCCTACATTGTCGGCTGGTCCTTCGTCGGGTTCGACGGCCAGCCGCTGCCGTATCGCCCCGACGAGCCCGACGATATCCGGGCCGCGACGATTGACAGTCTCGACCAGGACACCTACCGCGAACTGAACCAGGCGGTCGACGCGCACGAGGCGCGGGACGCGGCGGCGCGCGAGGCGCAAAAAAAAACCCGCACTACCGAGCCTTCATTGTCAGTGACCTCATGATTGCCGCACGCTTGCACTGGAAGTACGACTGGGTCGCAGAGCTCCCGCGCGACGTGTACCAGATCCTCGTCGAGGAACTCCAGAAGGACGCGTAGACATACATGGCGATTACCGCGATCTTCGAGGCGGATTTTGCGTCGTTCAACGACGCCGTGATGGGCGCCATCTCGCACCTCGGGCTGTTGGGCGATACCGGAACCTTGGTCGTGCGCGAGATCGCCCAGGTGGTGGATGCCACGATTCAATGGGGCAGCCAAACGCAACGGATGTCCGAGCAGATGGGCATCGCGGCCGGAGATGTCCAGCGACTGCAATACGTCGCGGGGCAGACCGGCGTCAGCATGGGCACGCTGACGACCGCCACCCAGAACGTGACGACCGCCGTCGGGACGCGCAGTGAGGGGCTCGTGAAGGCGTTGAAGGATCTCGGCATCGCGTGGGAGACCTTCGCCGAGGCCGATCCGTATCAGCGGATGGTGATGCTCGCGACCGGCATCGCGGCGATCGAGGACCCGACGAAGCGCGCGACCGTGGCGTCGGAAGCCCTCGGCAAGAACTGGCGCGAACTCCTGCCGGCGATGATCGCAGACATGCAGAAGCTCGGCACCGAGGCGCCGGTCGCGTCCGACGCGACGGTGCAGAGCCTGAACGACATCGATGCGGCGCTTGACCGCGCGAGCCGGCACGCGAAGGTCTGGGCCGCCGAAACGGTCGTCGCCATCGAGAAGGTCGCCGCGGCGGGAAAGAAAGCCATGTCGATGCAGACCGAGCAGAAGGTCGACGTCTCGGGCCTCATCGCCGACAACCTCACGCCGGCGGATATGGCGGCGGGCATCAAGGCACCCCCGAAACCGGCCGGCGCTGAGCCCCTCAAGGAGATCACGCTCTCGGCGACTGAACTCAAGCTCGCGATCATCGACCTTGATCGCGAACTCGACAAGTCGGTCATCGCGAACAAGGCCGCGGCGGAGGCCCAGAAGAAGCACGCGGACGCGATCAAAGAGGCCGCCCAGGCCATGGAGAAAGAGCAGAACCGCGCGATCACGATCATGGAGGGGAAGGTCGCCGAGATTATCAAGGCCTGGGACGGCTATGGCGTGGCCGTCGGCGCCGCCTCGCACGACACCACGGAGCGACAGATCGCCGACGTCTACCGCCACGCCGACGCGCAGATCGCCGCGATGGAGAAAGCCAAAACCGGATCGGTGTCGGCCTACCAGGCCATTCAGATGGCCGCCGATCAACTCGCCGCCAACATCACCGCGACCACCATCGAGGCCGATGCGACCACGCGCGCGCACTACCAATTGGTCGCCGACCAAGCCAAGGCCGCGTACGACTTTGCGCTCGCGCACGCGACCGAGTACACCGACGCGCGAATCACGCAACTGCAGACCGAGGCCGAGGCCGCCACGACCGCCCTCCAGAATTGGAGTCGCAACGCCGTCACCGAGGTCGAGAAGATCAAGGCGCCCGCCGAGGCCGCGACCGTGGCGATCAAGGGGATGCACGATCAGATTCTGGAGATGACGAACGTCGGGACGAAGCTCCCCGGCTCGCAGGAGATCACCGATAGCATGGGCAAACGCTATCTGATCAGTCCGACCGGGCAACGCGTCCCGATGGGCCCACATGGGGAAATGCCGGGCAACTGGTGGGAGATGTACACCGGGCAAGGCTCGACCCCCGAGGCGTTCAACCCGTTGCTCCTGCAGGGCCGGCGCAACGTCGGCACGCTGGCGGGGGCGCAGGCCGTGCAAATGAACGCGGGCGCGGTGACGATCAACTACCCGGTGATGAACGACCCCCAGGCGATGAACCAACTCGCGGGCATCGTCGGCGACGCGATCATGAGCAAGATCACCCGCACCGGCACGGTCGTCTGATGCCCGCGACCACGCCGCCGCCGCAGTATTGCCTGCTGAACTGGGGGCGCCTCAACGCGACGCGCCTCAACTACACCGACCAGCAGTTGTACGGCTCGATCGGCGGCATCGGGCTCTCGCCCACGCAGCAGGCGATCCTGATCGACTCGCTCTCCATTTCGGATCGGCTCAACGAAGAACCCAACACCCTGATCGCGACGGTACGCGGCGTCAAGCCGATCGAAGGCCAGGCGATCCGGCTGTCGCTCGGGGCGTGGTCGGCGGCGCCGCTCTTCATCGGCACGATCCTCCGCGTGACGCAGGTCTGGGCCGCCGACAACCCGAAATTTCTGCTCTACCACATCGAAGCGACCGACCCGACGTGGCGGCTCAATGAAACGCTCGTGACCGTCCGCTACCAAACGCAGTCGGCGACGGCGATCGCCAACGATCTCCTCACGCGCTTTGCGCCGGCGGGCTTCACCGGGGTGATCCAGGTCGGCCTGCCGGTGCTCGACGAGATCACGTTCACCAACACCAAGCTGATGGACGCGTTCGCGCAGCTCGCCAGCCGCATCGGCGGCTACACGTTCTGCGACTATCTCAGTCAGGTGCAGTTGTGGACGACCGCGGAGCCATACGTGCCGCCGGTCCCGCTCGCGGCGACCCATCCCTCGGTGTCGCACGTGCAGATCACGCGCGACCTCACGCAGATCGTGACGCGGGCGGTCGTCCAGGGCGGCGGCGCCAACGCGCTCGCGCGCGTCCCGGTCGGGTCGACTGAGATCCCGGTCGAGGATGCGACGTGGTACAGCGCGTCGGGCGGCCTGGTGGCGAGCGGGCCGCAGCGGATCCGCTATAACGGCGTGCGCGCCGGCGGCGTCGGCAGTTTGGTCGGGTCGGGCGCGTCGCCGACCAGCGGCGTTACGCTCGCGGCCACACCCGGCGGGAGTGTCGACGCGGGCTGGCATTCCTACGCGTATACCTGGGTGTCGCCGCAGGGCGAGACGCTCTCCGCGCCGCCGGCCGGGCTTACCATCAGCGCGACGGCGCCGACCGCGAACGCGCCCGCCGTCACCGTGAACGTCGGCCCCGGCCTGCCCCCCGGCACCTATCAGTACGCGGCGTCGCACGTCCTCGCGTCGGGCGAAACCGCGTGGGCCCAGGCCAACCAGACCGCCGTGTGTACGCGCTTTCTCGGGACCTCCTTGGGGGCCCCCGGCTTACGGACCTGGGTGACCCTCCCGACGAATCTGGGCGCGATTGGCGATCAGATGGAAGCCCGGTTGGCGTATCGGTCCACGCCGGCCCTCTCGCCCGCCACGGTCGGCCCGACCTCGGCCCGCGTCACGCTCGTCTCGTCGACGACGGCGGGCAAAGCCAGCGGGCTGGAGGTGAGTTTCAATCTCAGTCTGCCGCGCAGTGCGAACTATCTGGACGTCCAAG